TTCACGAAGACGTTGACGACGGCGACCGGCCCCAGGGTGTTGTGGGCCAAGCCGTTGGGCGAGTTGGGCAGCGTGTTCGAGTTGATCGACTGCGTACCGCCGTAGTTGCTCTGACCGCCGGCCGCGACGGGAGCGAAGTAGTTGTACGGCGCCGTGTCTGAAAACGGGTGCGTGTGCGACGCCAGCTCGCCGGCGGTGAGGGTGTGCTTCTCCTCGCCGACGAGATCGCCGACGTTCTTGACGGCGGCGCCGGTCGCGGTGCTCAGACCGGCACCCATCGGGGAGCGCCCGGCCAGGTTGGGGACACGGAAGTGCGTCCCGTCCGGCAGGCCCCAGACGCTGGCCGCGCCGCCCATCGCCGCGAACAGCTCCGGGTAGGCCGTGCGCAGGTAGCTGGTGCCGTCGCACACCAGCCAGCCGGACGCCGGCAGCGCGGCGGCGGTGAACTTCAGATCACCGGGGAAGAACGCGCCGATGTTGGGGGCGAAGTCGGCCTGTCTGATCCACGCCGTCAGCGCCTCCACGCGGTCGGCGAGGGCCTGAACGTCGCGCGGGACGTCGGCGGAGTCCGTGGACCCCGGGTAGGGCAGCAGCAGGCGCCCGGTGGTCGGCATTAGCGTGGCCTCCGTCTCGTGCCGGGTCGGCGGTTGTAGACGTCGCCCTCGGCGCGGGCGAACGCGGCCAGCTCCGGGTCGCCGAACTCGACGACGGCCGGCCTGAAGGCGTCGACCACGTCCTGGTTGCGTTGCACGCAGCGGCCGACGTGGGCCTCGAACGCGCCGTTGACGTGCACCGGGAAGCGCATCCCGCAGATACGGCAGACGTACATGGGCGGCCCCCTCAGTAGCCGGTGGCGGCGTAACGCACGCGGCGCTGCGCCCGTGGCCGGCGCGCATGGTCCACGCGCGGCGCCTTCTCAGACGCGACCGTCTGAGCGATCATCCACGCCAGCAGCAGGTCCGACGCCGAGCCGGGTTGCGGACCCACACGACCACTACCTCGCCGCACGTACGTCTCCATTTGGCGGGCGAGTCGGACGCTCTTGATGCCGTGCGTGCCTTCGCGCAGGAGTGCCATCGCCTCGTCATGCAGCAGCGCCTTTGTGACGCGCGTCGTGTCCCAGCCGAGCCGGTCGGTGAAGTTGCCGGTCGGCCGGTCGCCGCGACGCTTGGTGTACATCTGGCGGTAGCCGTACTCGTGGTAGAGCGCGTCGATGATCGCCAGCCCGAACCCGCCGGTCCGCTCGACCGCCAGCCACGGGCGGCGGTGGCGGCCGTAGTGCAGGCAGATCAGCATGAGCTGCTCGGCGACGAGGTCCGGTTCGGTGCGGATCTCGAGCTGCGCGCACTGCTCGCGCGTCTGATGGTCGATGACCATCACCCCGAAGTACGCCTGCTCGTCGTCGTCCTCGCCGGTCGCGGGGTCGCACGCGACGATGTACTGGCCCTCCGCAGACGGCGGCGTCCACAGCTCCCACGGGCCGCCTTCTGTGACGTTCACGGCCGTGGGGACGTCCACGCTGCCCCGGCGCGTCTTGCGCTCGGAGGACGCCGCCGCCTTTAGAGAGACCGTCTCCGGCTCCGGCGCCGCCGTGGCGTCACGGATCGCGCGCTGGATCAGCACCGCACCGAAGAACGTCTGACCGGACGCCAGGAAGGCTTCGGCCGGGAAGCTCGGGTACTCCTGATGGAAGACGTTCACGTCGCCCTGGCACAGCGAGTCGATCGCCCAGCGACGCCAGTTGAGCTGCTCCGGGCTCAGACGGTAGGAGGCGACGAGGTCGTGCTCCTCCTCGCCGAAGCGGTGCTCGCCGACCGCGAAGGTCGCCTGCTCGCGGCGGGTCAGCGCCCGCACGTAGCGCGGATCGTCGAACCACGCCAGGAACACGAGCGGGTAGTCGCCCTCGCCGGCCAGCGCGCGGTCGCAGAGATCCTTGAACTCGTTGTGCCCGTTGGCGGTGGACTCGAACAGGATCAGCGAGTCCGGGTCGGTGTGGTCGACGGCGTTCTGCAGCGACGTCAGCTTGCGCTTGAGGTCCGGGTAGAAGGCGACCTCGGACCCGTGCACGGAGTTGAACGTGAATCCGCGGCCGGCCTCGAACTCCTTGGCGGTGTCGACGATCATCGAGGACTGGTCGCCGCCGAAGCCGCGCCGCCCGTTGCTCGGGTGCGCCGCGAAGTTGTCGGGGGTGCCGAAACGCAGCTCCTTCAGACGCCGCCGGTTGGCGATCTCCGGCTTGATCTGGATCTCGGCGTCCTCGATCTCCGGCAGGTTGGCGTACATCAGCTCCGCCATCCGCAGGATCGCGCCGGCGGTGTCGGCGTTGTGCGCGATCGTGATCGACGAGTGGTTCGGCCGCAGCGTCGTGCGCTGCAGGATGATCCCCTGCGCCATCGTGGAGACGCCCAGCTTGCGGGCTTTCAGGATCACGGCGCGCAACGGGACGCCGCGCGCCATCTGATCTGACAGGACGTCCCACAGCTTCACCTGCGCCGGGCGCAGCTCGAACGGCACGAGCTTGCCCCGGTCGAGCACCTTCAGGACGGCGTGCGCGTAGAACGGGAAGTCGGTGAACAGGCGCCGGCGGACGTCAGCGTCGGTCACGTTTGTTGACCGTGGCGTAGAAGACGCTGCGGCCCCGCTTGGAGCCGTAGCGCTCGATCATCTTCTTCAGCGCCTTCGCCGCCGACCCCTTGCCGCCGAACTTCGGGTCATAGCGGCTGATCGGCATCAGCCGTTCACGATCCCCTCGAGATGCGCGATCAGCGTCGAACGGTTCTGGCCGTCACGCTCGGCGTCCAAGGCGCTCTGCGCCCGCTGCGGGTCATCGCCGACCCACGTCTTGACGTCCTCCACCGAACCGCTCGGCGGGCACTCCCCGTCGCTCTGGGACGCATCTGACGTGGTCTCGTTGTCCTCGCCGGCGTGGTCGCCCGGCGCGCGCGGCCCGACCTCCGGCGGCAGGCCCTCCGCCCGGCGCTCGTCGGCCTGCTCGTTCTCGGCCCGGACGGCTTCGGTGTGCTCGGCGTCGGCCTCGCGGACCTCGTCGGCCAGCTCCCGGGAGTGGCCCTGTGCGAGCGGAGCCTCCTCCGGGATGTCCTCCTTGGTCGGGTCAAACGTCGTCGGCTGCTTGTGGTACTGAGGCTCGGTCATGGCTCCTCCAGTGGGGCGGGTGGCTCCGGCCAGTTGACGGCGACTTCGGTGAACCAGCGGTCGGTCTCGGTGCGCACGCCCAGCAGGTAGACGCCGTCAGACGCGTAGGTGTGCTCGGCGCTGGCGCTCTCGCCCACGCCGGTGCTCTGCTCCTCCAGCTCGCCGCTGCCGTCACCGAAGTTGAAGAAGACGGGACCCTCCGGCGCGTTGGCGGCGGTGACGGTCAGATCACGGCCGGTGAGGTCGTAGTGGCAGTGCAGGACCAACTGGCGGTACTCCTCCGCCTTGGCCGCGACGTCGGCGGCCTGCTGGTCGCTCATCCCCTGCGAGCGCGGCGCGTCCGGGGGGATCTCGGACCCGTCGATCATCACGGGCAGGTAGCTCGGGCTCATCTCTCCTCCTCAGACGGCCGGCGCCCAGGGGACGCTGCCGCCGATCGTGACGGCGTTGAGCACCTGCTTGGTCCGCCTGGACGTCAGACCGAGCGCCAGGAACTCGAGGTTGTCGGGCAGGTCCGGGCTGTAGGCGCCGCCGGCGCTGGCGGCCCCCGTCGCCGTGGGTGTGCCCGGCGGTGTCTGCTGCATTTGGCGAGCCCACAGCTCACCGATCGCGAACGGGTAGACGTTGACCGTCTCGCCCGCCGCGAAGCCCTTCAGGGCGACAACGGTCATGTAGCCTCCTCGGCTGATTCGAAGGGAGAAGCGATGAAGAACCTGCTGCGCGCGACGCTCGAGGACGACGAGGCCGACTACGTGCTGGAGATCGTCACGCTGCTCGCGGGCGGCGAGGCGCTTACCGAACGTGAGCAGCTCGTCCTGCTGCTCGGCGTGCGCTTCATGCAGCGCCGCGAGCAGTGGATGGGCGGCGCGATCGACATGGCGGTCGCCGAAGCGATCGGCGACTTCCTCAACCGGCCTCAGACGGGATGAGGATGTTCACCGGCTTCTTTGAGGCGCGACCGCCGCACGGGCCGGAGGAGGTCTCGACGTCGATCAAGTACCTCACGACCGATCAGCTCCTCGAGCGGCTCCGGGAGCGGATGGAGAGCGCCGAGCCCGGCACGCACATCCGCATCGACGTGATCG